GTAAGAGGTATCGTTATGCTCAGAAAAATTAAATTACATGGAGAACTTGCTGAGTTTTTAGGTCAAGATGAATTTGAGGCTGTTGTAAAAACCACAGCAGAAGCAGTTAAATTTTTAATAACTAATTTTCCAAAATTAGAAGCATATATGAGTAATAGATATTATCAAGTATTAGTTGGAGATAATGAATTAGATAAAGATCAAATACATGATCCTGTAGGAAAATCAGAGATACATTTCGTACCTGTTATAAGCGGTGCTGGTGGTAGCAGTTTCAATAGGATTTTACTAGGCGGTGCTTTAATTGGCGCATCATTTTTATTTCCCGGTGCTGGTATGTTTGGGGGAGGTTCAGCAGCAGCAAAAGCAGCAGCAGCAGCTTCTCCATTCATGGCTGGAGTTGGCTCGGCTCTTAGTGCTGTAGGTGCTGGTTTAGTCCTAAATGGTGTTTCTGAAATATTATTTCCATTGCCTACACCAGAAGAACAAGAAGACGATCCAAGAATATCTTTTAACTTCTCAGGGGTGCAAAATACTAGCCGAGCCGGGACAGCGCATCCTATTTTATATGGAGAAATGGTGTGCGGATCTGTGGTAATCTCTGCTTCTGTTGACACAGATCAGGTGGTTGCATGACAAAAAAAATTATTAAAGGTGCTGGCGGCCCTCCTACTCCTCCTACTCCGTATCGTGCGCCAGATACTTTAAATAGTAAACAGTTTGCGACATTACAAGATTTATTGTCAGAAGGAGAAATAGAAGGTTTTGCAACACCATCAAAAGCTGGTATTGCTAAAAGTTCAAGCGATTATCTAACGGCAGCACAAAAAGATATCTTTCTTAATAACACACCAATACTAAATGCTAATGCCAGCAATAGTAATCCAGCAGATTCAGATTTTAATTTTCAAAGTGTTGTATTAGACGCACGTTATGGCACAAATAACCAATTAGCTTTGTCTGGAATTGAATCAAGCTCAAGCCCTATAGCTGGCTTTCCGAGACCTTGTACAGTTGCTAATGGTGGAGTAACACAAGCTATAGCTCTTAATAAAGACGCAGTAAGAGTAACAATATCTTTTGGTCAATTACAAAAAGCAGAAGAAAATGGAGATTTATTAGGTTCAAGCGTTGAATTAAAAATACAATTACAAACTAATAATGGAACTTTCCAGACAAAAATTCAAGAAACAATTACTGGAAGATCTGCTGATCTTTACTCAAAAGAATATCGTGTAAATTTGCCAGCTACATATTCACAAGCTGCAATTAAAGTTGTTCGAGTTACGGCAGATAGTACGACAACACAATTAAAAGATGAATTTAGTGTTTCTGTTATGCAAGAAATAGTAGATGATCCACAAACATATCCCGACTCTGCATATGCACAACTAAGAATAGACTCTGAACAATTTAGTGCAATACCAAGAAGAGCATACAGAATTAGAGGAATAAAAGTACGAATACCAGCAGCAAATGGTGGTCTAACTCCAACTGTTGATTTACAAACAGGTCGTATAAATTATCCACAAAACTACGTCTTTAATGGACAAATGGCTGCTGCAACTTGGTGTTCATGCCCTGCCATGATACTTCTTGACCTTCTCACTACCAAACGCTATGGATTTGGTACGCATATAGCCCCAAACCAAGCTAATGATGCTGAATTATATGAGAATTTAGATTTATATAGTTTTGTTGCTGCAAGTAGATATGCAAACGAATTAGTTGATGATGGATTTAGTGGTCAAGAAGCAAGGTTTAGTTGCAATGTAAACATACAATCTTCTAAAGAAGCATTTGATCTTATTAAAGATTTGGCATCAATTATGAGATGTATTCCAGTATGGTCGCAAGGTTCTATTTCTATTGTTCAAGATAAACCAACTGATCCTAGCTATTTGTTTAGCTTGGCAAATGTAACTCCAGAAGGTTTTAGTTATACAGGTTCTAGTCTTAAGCAAAGACATTCTGTTGTAAGTGTTAGTTACTTTAATATGGATTCAAGAGAGATGGACTTTGAGGTATATGGTGATGGCAATACTACAGCAGAAGTTAATAGAAGGGCAAAACTCGGAATAGTTTATAAACAAGTTAAAAGTTTTGGTTGTACTTCTAGGGGACAAGCGCAGCGTTTGGCTCGTGCAATAGTCTTCTCGGAGGAACAGGAAAGCGAGATTATAAACTTTGCAACATCAATGGATGCTGGTGCAATAGTAAGGCCAGGTAGTGTTATTGCTGTAAATGATCCAGTTAGGCAAGGAGATAGAAGATCTGGTCGTATTGCTGCTGCAACAACAACCCAAATTACAGTTGATGATACTGCTAATCTTGAAAGTTTTGGAGGTAGTAATAAAGAGTGTAGTGTAATAATGCCAGATGGTACTGTCGAGAAAAAAGCTTGTACTGTTGTTGGAGATAAAATAGATCTTACAAGCGCATTAAGCACAACACCTAATGTAAATTCTATTTGGTTATTAGAAAGTGACGGAACTGGAGAAGAACCACAAACTTTTAGGGTTGTAAGTGTAGAAGAACAAGATGGTGTTAATTATTCTATAAGTGCATTAGCTTATCGGTCTGACAAATATACAAATATAGAATCAACAGACTTCCCCACCTTACCAGCAAGAAACATATCAAGACTCAATGAGCTTAAACCAGCACCAACTATTAAATTACCTATATTAGAAGAAATAGTTGTTGTAAATAATATTGCAATAAATAGATTACTAATATCTTGGCAGCCTGTAGCTGGAGTTACTCAATATCAGGTTCAATATAGATTTCAAAATACTAACTGGGTTACTGAAATTGTATTTAGACCAGATATAGAGATTATGAATACGCAAGCTGGAACTTATGATATAAAAATATTTTCATTTAATGCTGTTGGTCAACTATCCTCTACTCCGTCATCAACACAGTTTAATGCAGAAGGAAAAACAGCAGTACCAAATGATGTTCAAAATCTTACGTTAGAACCTGTAAACGATAAGTTAGTAAGATTGAGGTGGGATAAATCTATTGATGCAGATGTTTTACATGGAGGCCGAGTTTACATTCGACACTCAAACAAGACTGATGGTACAGGAACTTTTGCTAACTCTGTAGATCTTGTACAAGCTGCTGCTGGTAATACTACTGAAGCAGTTGTACCAGCACTTGAGGGAGAGTACATTTTAAAATTTAGAGATGATGGAGAAAGATTTAGTACAGGAGAAACAAGTGTAATTTTAGATTTACCAGATTTAGTAGATGCACAAGTAATTCTTTCAGAAAGAGATGATGATGATAATTTTCCGGGTACTAAGACTCGCACAAGTACATCTAGTAATGTTTTAAGTCTTACTAATCCAGCAGCAACTAATGGACTTACAGGTACTTATGATTTTCAAAATACAATAGATTTAGGTGGTGTGTTTTCTCTTAATTTAAAAAGAACTCTGCAAACTATTGGAATTGAAATTGGTAATACTATTGAATCGCAAATTCCAGATTTACCTCCAAGTTTAGGTGGGCCTGCTGGTGGTGGTTGGGATAACTATGCAATTAATGGCAATTTTGATGGTACTGCTATTGAGGATGTTAATGCTCAAATGGTAGTCAGAACAACTCAAACAGATCCATCTGGCTCACCAACATATACAGCATTTAATACTTTTGCAAATGGAACATTTAAGGGAAGAGGATTTCAATTTAGATTAAATTTAACTTCAGAAAATACAGGTCATAATATTAATGTTATTCAAGCTGGTTTTGTTGCATCATTTGAGTCAAGAACTGAAAGGAGCTATCAAACAGGTGGTGGTGTATCAACTCTTCCTTTAGATCACACATCAAGTATGACTAACGGATTGGATGTAACTTTTGCAAAACCATTTTTTGTAGGTACTTCTAGTTTGGGAGGGCTTCGTCAATATAAACCTTCACTTGGAATAACAATAATGGGTGCTGCTGCTGGAGAATATTTTGTAATTAAAACAGATTCAAATGGTGATTTTCTTAATGCAGCAGGCAATATAGTTACTGGTACAGGATTTAATATAAAAATATTAGATAGTTCAAATAATCCAGTAAATAAAAAATTTACTTTTCAAGCTGTTGGATATGGCAAAGGGGTGTAATATGGAGGAAAGTATTTTTTAAATGGCACAGGTAGCTAACAAAGATATTGCAAATAGTTCTGGTGCTGGTGTCAGGGCAGATCTTAACCTTGCGTTAGCTGCTGAAGCGTCAAATAATTTTGGAGATAAAGCACAGGCTGGTCAGGTTTTGCCATGTGAATTTGTTGCAGATAATTCTACTTCGCCTAAAAAATTATTAATTAGGTCAACTACAGGAGATGATGGCACTTCTGGAACAACTCCTACATATTTTGATGTAGGTAATTTAGATGAAGATAATTTAGGACTTGTAAAAAGGGCCGGAGACACGCTTACAGGCCCATTGTTAGTAGACGATGGTTCTGGGGCAAGTAGTCCAGCATTAAGTTTTGACGGAGACAGCGATACAGGAATTTTTAGACAAGCAGCAAATACAATGGGATTTTCTACTGCTGGCACACAAAGAGTTGGAATAAGTAATGCTGGCTTGGATATGCTTAATGCATTGCCAATTAGATTTCAAGACTCAAGCGGTTCTCCCTTCGTTTCTATTCAATCTCCATCATCTTTATCTGGAAACGTAGCTCTTACTTTACCTTCATCAATAACTAATGGTGGTTTTTTGCAAACAGATGGATCTGGAAATTTAAGCTTTCAAATTGTGGCTGGTGTGCCTACTGGCTCTGTTTTTTGTTTAGCTGTTAATACAGTTCCAACAGGTTATGTTAAATGTAATGGTGATTCATATTCAAGAACAGGAACTTATGCTGCTTTGTTTGCTGTTATAGGTACTACTTATGGTGCTGTTGATAGTAGTCATTTTAATGTGCCAGATTTACGAGGAGAATTTGTTAGGGGTTTTGATGATGGTAGAAATGTAGATACTGGTAGAAACGTAGGAACATCTCAAGGTGGACAAAACCAACAGCACAATCACCCAGCATCTTCTAACGCATCAGTATCAGACTCAGGCCACTTCCATCATTCATTTAAGTTAGGTAATGCTGGACAGTCACGATTTAATAGCACCTTAAGTAGTAATGTAACCCCTGCATCTGGTACAGGTGCTGCTAACTTAAATGAAGGATATAATATAGTTAGCAGATCTGAACCGGCAAACGTAGGTAAAACTTCAACTAAGACAACAGGAGTTAATGTTAATGTTAGTACAAATACTAGCAATGATGGTGGTAATGAAGCTAGACCTCGTAATATAGCAATGCTCTACATTATAAAAATTTAATTATGGCTGTTTCACCGGGTACATACAACATAATAATGCAAAGAAGAGCAGATTATTCTGTTCAGCTTGTTTTTAAAGATTCAAACAATAATGCTATTAATCTTACTGGATATACAGTTTATGCTCAATGCTGGGATGAAGGTAGAAATATTAAATATGGAGATTTTGCGGTTACATATACAGATCGTGCTGCTGGCACTATTGACATTGCTTTAACAGATGCACAAACAGCTACTTTTCTAGCAAATAAACTTTCTTATGATGTTTTACTAGAAAATCCTTCTGGATTGCGAGAGTACTACCTTGAAGGTGTTATAACTATGTCAGAAGGTTATACATCACCATGACTTCAGTTAACGTAACAACTACTAAAAATACTGTTACTGTTAATGAAGGTGATACAACTGTTGTTTCTGTAACTACTGCTGGGCCTCAAGGCCCAAAGGGTATAGAATTAGATGAAACAGCTAAAGTTAATGGCTCTGTCATTTACTACGACCAAAGTTCTGCTAAATTTAAGGCAGATGCAACTACCACCAAACTTACACTTGTCGATGGGGGCAATTTTTGAAGCATGGCTAACACAATCAGAATAAAAAGATCCACAGGATCATCTGCACCAGGCAGTTTAGAAAATGCTGAATTAGCCTTTGCTGAAGGCAGTAAGAAACTATTTATAGGTATTGGAACTGGGGGGTCAGGAGGATCTGCTACGACTATTGAAGCTATTGGTGGTAGTGGTAGTTTTGCTGATTTATTTACAAGTAGAACACAGAATACATTTTTAGCTGCACCCGATGGAAGTAATGGTGCTGCAACATTTAGGGCAATGGTAGCCGCAGACGTTCCTTCGCTAGCGCATACAAAAATAAGTGACTTCGATACAGGTGTAAGAACAAATAGATTAGATCAGATGGCTGCACCAACTGGTTCGATTTCATTGAACAGCCAAACAATAACTAACCTAGCTGACCCTGTAAATACACAAGATGCAGCGACTAAGGGATTTGTAGAGGCTACATCACAAGGACTTGATGTTAAAGATAGCTGTAAAGCAGCAACAACAGGAAACATAACAATATCAACTGCACTTAATAATGGAGACACGTTAGATGGTGTTACTCTTGCAACTAATGATCGTGTTCTTGTTAAAGACCAGGCTACTGCAAGTCAAAACGGTATTTATATAGTTGGCTCTTCTCCAGCTAGAGCTAGTGATCTAGCTGCTGGCTCTGATGCTGCTGGTATGTTTACCTTTGTAGAACAGGGAACTGTTAATGCTGACAACGGTTTTGTTTGTACGAGTAATAAGGGAAGCGCAGTCACAGGCACGAATAATCTTACTTTTGCACAGTTCTCTGGCGCAGGGCAAATTATAGCTGGGGATGGACTTGATAAATCTGGTAATACACTTTCTGTTGATTTAAAAGCTAATGGTGGACTTGTTATTGAATCTACTGAAATTGGTGTTGATCTTGCTGCTAGTTCTATAACAGGGACTTTACCTGTAAGTAAATTAACAAGTGTTACAGCAACAGCCACAGAAATAAACAAACTTGATGGATTGCTTTCTACGACTACAGAATTAAACACTTGTACTGATGGCTCAACATCTGCTACAGCAACAACTCTTGCTACAGCAGATCGCATGGTTATTAATGATGGTGGAACAATGGTACAAGTTGCGTTATCTGATCTTGTTACCTTTTTAGAAAATGGAAGTGTATCAGGTTTTGATATAGACGGAGGCTCGTACTAAAAACTAATCATTAGGAGGTAAAGGCCAATGGCTAACACAATCAAACTCAAAAGAGGTTCTGGTAGTGATCCTAGTGCTAGTGATTTAGTTCTTGGAGAAGTAGCGGTAAGAACCGACAATGGTAAATTATTTACCAAGAAAGACGATGGAACGGTAGCTGAAATATCAGGTGGAGGTAGTGGTATAAGCGATGGAGACAAGGGAGATATAACTGTCAGCAATAGCGGTGGAACATTCACTATTGATAGTGGGGTTGTAACGTCTGCCAAGATAGCAGATGGAACAATCGTAAATGCTGATATAAATTCAAGTGCAGCGATAGCAGGTACAAAGATTTCTCCTGATTTTGGGTCGCAGAATATAGTCACAACTGGAACTATAGCATCAAATGATATAACCATTACTGATGATAGACCTAGTATTTTTCTTGTAGATAATGGAGCAAATCCTGATTATGAATTAAGAAACCATGATGGTAATTTTAGAATTATAGATTCAACTGCATCAACGAATAAATTTGTTATTAATACTGATGGACACATAGACCTAAATGGTAATGTTGATATTTCAGGTGGTCTTGATGTAATAGGAGATATTACAGGAACAGGCGATTTAACACTTACATCAACTGATGCTGGTAGTTCTGCTGCACCAATAATCGAGCTTTATAGAAACAGTGCATCACCAGCAGATGCAGATTATATTGGTCAATTAAAATTCACTGGCGAAAGTGATGATGGTAGCAAAGAAGTTTATGCAAAGATTACAGGTAAGATTGATGATGCCAGTTCTGGTACAGAAGATGGAATTATTGAAATTGCACATAGAAAAGCTGGCTCTAATAATATTTCTGCAAGATTTACAAGTGAAGCTTTAAAACTAATAAACGGAACAACTTTAGAAGTAGATGGTACAGACGCAACCATAAACGGACTTACTGTTGGTAAAGGTGCAAACTCTGCTACAGGTAACACTGTTCTTGGA